TTGGATATAAGACGGGTAAGATGACTCCGCGAACACCAAATACTTATATCGCAAGAGCAATTATTAAATAATGGCAAAATTCCACCAAGGCAAATACCAAATATTAAATCAATCAAAATACTCAGGAAGTGGAACGCCCACTTTTAGAAGCAGTTGGGAGCAGACTTTCATGCAGTTCTGTGATACAAACCCAAATGTGATGGCATGGGCAAGTGAGCCTGTTAAAATTACATATCAAAATCCAATAACTGGTAAAGTAACATCATATGTTCCTGATTTTGTTATCGTATACAGGGATGCAAAAGGTAAGAAAAACGCAGAATTAGTTGAAATAAAGCCAATGAATCAATCTAATCCTAAATTTGCACGTGGTAGGGCACAACAGACACAAGTAGCAGTAAACTATGCTAAGTGGGATGCCGCAACACATTGGGCAAAAAAACGAGGTATGAAATTTAGAGTTCTCAATGAGAATGATATTTACGCCAATACTAAGAAACCTAAAGCAGTTAAGAAACCTGGCAAGCCCAAGAAACCAAGATAATACATCTTAGGACCTATATAAGTTTCGGCTTTGCTGTTACCTATTTCTAAGATGAGGATGCCGTTATCCTTTAATACATAATTCGCTACTATGGTTACAAAAAACGGCAACTTTATTTTTGATAAATACGTATATAATTAACTAAGAACGTATATTATGACTAAAAAACTAGAAGAAACATTCAATATTAAACCAGCAGAAGAGGGCGAAGAAGAAATTCAGAAAGAAACTCCCTCTATTGAAGAGTCAAAAGAATTAACAGAGATTCTATATGCTGAATTAAAGACTACTGAGAAGATTGACAACGCATTACCACTTGTACAAGACCTTAATCAGCACGATAAAGAGATGGATGATATTCATAAAAAGGCACTAGATGCTTTCAATGATTTACTTACATTAGGTATGAATGTAGAAGTACACGCTGGTGCTAAATTGCTAGAAACAGCAAATCAGATGCTAAAAACTGCCATGGAAGCAAAAGATAGCAAAGTAGATAGAAAATTAAAGATGATTAATCTTCAATTGCAAAAAGCAAAGTTGGATCATAATATTTCTAAAAATAAAGATGGTTTTGAACTTGAAAGTGATGGTGCAGTCACAATTGATAGAAATGAACTGTTAAAACGAATTGATTCTGCCCAAAAAGATATAGAAAATGATAAATAAGAATAAGAGTTATTCAAATTTATATATTAAAAAAAACATATATGGAACATACAATGAAAACATTTAAACAATATTTAACAGAGTCAACAAAAGAACACAAATTTACATTAAGATTCTGTTGTGACTTAGATGAGGTAGAGGAAAATCGTATTGAGACATTTTTGACAAAATACGACCTTAAAACGATGTCAAAGACATCTACAACACCTATCACTAAGAATCCAATGTTTTTTGATAATGCTACAAATTCAAAAGTTTCAAAAGTTGATATAGTTACTGGTTATCCATTGTCAGCAGATATTCTACAGCAACAACTAAGTGATATACTTGGTGTTTCACTTGAAAACGTACTTGTTCATCCAGAAGGATGGGAACCTGAAGTAGAAGATGAAGATGATGAAGATAAAAAGGCACTATTAGGCACAGATTATGATGATAAATCAGATGACGGCGCAAATTATGGTAAAACTTTTGTAGATAAATTTTTAAACGATTTAGAGAAAAAAGAACACGACACGGTTGAAAACGAATTAAGCGTTAAGCCAAAATCTGATCCAGCACAGGAACAGATGTCAAAAGACGAGCAATCAAGTGCATCAGTTATCAGTGGAGATGAAAAATGAGCAAACAATATAACCTATCAACAACAGAGGATAATGGTCAGTCAGTAACGACTAGCGAGACTGTCACAGAGCATCCAGAAGAAATTCTACGATTGATGAAATTAGCAGGTCTCGAAAATGCACAAGTAGTTGCAGAGGATGACTCAGTGTTTGAGCCTACTCCTGCGAATGATAAATTAGATTTAGATGACTACTCTAAAAACTCTCCAGAAAGTATTGCAAAACAAAAGAAAACAATCCAACCAACACTTGGTGATAACCCATTAGAGTACTCTTTAGACGAAAATGAAATTCAAGAAGCATTGACAAAAGATTTTGATGAAATGGAAGAGGGTTGGGGACTTGACCTTGTAAAGGGAATTGGTAGGGTTGGAAAGAGAGGTTTAAAAAGACTCTCAAGATTAGGTTCTAAAAACACAAAAGACAAATATGATGGCAAAGGTGGCTTTATTGGCACCGACACCACATGGAATGAAAATGAAGAAGTTACTGAAGAATTAACAGCAGGACAAAAGAAATTACCACCTGCATTACAAAAATCAATTCTTGCTAAACAAGGTAAAAAAGATGAAGCAGTTGAAGAAACTACTGAAGAATTAGATGAAGCAGGATATGATGACCATATTCAAAGACTAGCAAGAAAAGGAAAACCACCAGTATCAAAAAATACAGGCAATCTTGATTTAGATTTAGACACAGATTCAGATTTTGATAGTCCAGTTACAGAACCTGGAGTATTTGTTAGTGCTGATGACGATGATGATAGAGATTGGAGAGATACAATTAAGAAGAAAAGCGAATCTATCGAAGAAGATGATTACATGCTTAAACGAGATCCCGAAACAGGTGAATATGACCCCGAAGAAATAAGAAAGATGCAATATCAACAGAATGTATCAGATCCATTAAACAGAGATATTGAAGCATCTCAAAAGGCTATGACTATTGAAGTAGATTATGACCTTGAATTAGATAAGAAAAAGAACAATCCTTTGTTAAAGAGACACCATCAGTTGATGAAGAAATTTAATGTCTTTATTTCAATGCCTGAATGGCAAGAAGGTCCTAAGGACAGTGGTTTCGGTGTTTGGACTGCCAAGGTTAGAGGTTCAAAAAAGAATCTTTTAGGTTGGTTAAAAGCATGGGAATATGATTACGATAAAGAACAACTTGAAGATATGGGTCTTGGAGAGTCGGTCAAAACTGTTGAAGAAAATCTTGAAAAAGCACAAGAACAAATTAACGAATTAAAAGAAGGTTGCTCTTGTGGTTGTGGTTCAGATTGTAATTGTGGACCAGAATGTGGTTGCGGTTGTAACGCAGTTAATGAAGACCAAGATAGAATGGCTAAATTAGCAGGTCTTAATGAAAGAGGTGCAACACGTCCAATGAACTTTGCAGGTACTAAGGATCATCGTATTAAAGGTGACACAAGTAAATCAGGACCTGAGGTGGATACTCTTAAACATGTTGATAAAATACAAAAATTAGCATGGAATAAGGCTAAAGCCAAGCCATCACATCATGATTCGTCTTCTAAACAAGCAAAGATTGATATTATTATGCCTAAGAAACGTGATACTGTTGCTATTAAAGGTGACTCAACTAAAGCAAGTCCACATACAAAAGCGTCAAAAATTGATATTAAAGGTGACTCAAGTAAAGCAAATCCAAATGCAAAAGAGCCAAAAATTGGTATTAAAGGTGACTCAAGTAAATCAAAACTCCGTGGAGAAGATTTAGATAGACTTAGAAAATTATCAGGTATTCAAGAAAAAGGTTCAGCAAAAAATCCAAGCACAGATCCAGCACTTGATGATTTATCTCAATCATTTGATTGGCCAGAAGATGGACCTAAAATTGATATCGATAATATGGGAAAAATGCTAAAAGTAACAGTTAAAGAACCAAAAGGTACAAAAGGTTCAACGTTGAATTATGATGACAGAATTCAAAGACTAGCAAGAAAAAAAGATACAGGTAAGATGACACCACCTAAGGGTGATTTGCCTCTTAGTCTAAAAGCACGTGTTGGTTTTTAAATAACATTCCTCTATTGCTAACAAATAAAGTCTCCTAGTGAGACTTTTTTGTTTTTACCCAATAAAAAACCCGCTTTTCAGCGGGTTTCCTAAATGTTACTTTAGAGTTGATTAATAACCTCTTGCTGGACCATATTGATAAGATTCATCATTATAACCAACATCAGTTGATGCGGTTGTAGTGATTGAACCCATATCTTGGTTGTCAACCGTAGGACCTGTAACTAAACCCAATTGGGTATAGCCACGAGTTCTACCTGTTGAACCACCAGTTGCTGAACTATGTCCTGCACCTGATGTAGGTAAATCATCACCGCTTGATGTAATCGCACCAAAATCAGACAACTCTCTTAAATCGATTGTACGTCTAACCTTAATACGAGCCATACCAGCGATTGCTCTAAGACCTCTATATCTTGCCATATTATTTCTCCCATATGATTGATGTTGAAGGTGGGAATCCCCCATACATCAATAGTATTTATCTGATTTACTCACTACGTTATATGTAAAGATAAATACTATTATAATTAACTGAGTATTTAATAGTGGCAGATTTAACCAAAAAACCATACACAAAAACCCAATTTAGTAACGTACAATTGTTAGAATTTAGCAAATGTATGACTGACCCGTTTTATTTTCTGAGTAAGTATTTTATGATTCAGCATCCTATACGTGGAAGTATACTATACAAGGCATATGATTATCAAGAGGATTTAGCACACTCTTATCATAATTATAGATTTTCTATATCAATGTTAGGAAGGCAGATGGGTAAGTCTACAACAGCGGCTGGATATCTATTGTGGTATGCAATGTTTAATCCAGACCAAACTGTTCTAATTGCGGCTCATAAGTATTCAGGCGCACAAGAAATTATGCACAGAATTAGATATGCGTATGAGATGTGTCCAGATTATATTAGAGCAGGTGTGACAAATTATAACAAAGGTAGTATCGAATTTGACAATGGTTCACGTATCATTGCTCAAGCAACAACTGAAAATACTGGTCGTGGTCTTTCTATATCATTACTATACGCAGATGAGTTCGCATTTGTTAGACCAACAATAGCAAAAGAATTCTGGACTTCTATTTCTCCAACACTAGCAACGGGTGGTAAAGCAATTATCACATCAACTCCTAACTTAGATGATGACCAGTTTGCGATTATATGGTCTGGTGCGAATAAGAGATTAGATGCTTATGGAAATGAAACAGAAGTAGGTATCAATGGGTTTAGACCATACAATGCAATATGGCATCAACATCCTGATAGAGACAAGCAATGGGCAGTTGAAGAAGAAGCACGAGTGGGTAAAGAACGTTTTCTAAGAGAACATGAATGTCAGTTTATCGCATATGATGAAACGTTAGTTAACAGTTTGAAATTATCAGGAATCAAAGGAATTGAACCTATTTTAAGAACTGGGCAAGTTAGATGGTATGAAAATATTAATAAAGATTCCACTTATATTATAGGATTAGATCCTGCTATGGGAACTGGTGGAGATAACTCTGCTATCGAAGTGTGGGCATTACCAGAACTTATACAAGTCGCAGAATGGCAGAATAATAGAACAGATGTTCATGGTCAAGTTAAAACAATGCACACTGTTCTTACTATTATCAATGATGAAATGAGAGAACTTGGTAATAATGCACCTGAAATATATTGGTCTGTAGAGAATAATTCATTGGGTGAAGCCGCTTTAGTAGTCATACAAGAGATGGATGAAGATAAGTTTCCTGGTACATTCTTACATGAACCTAAAAAGAAAGGTAGACAACGTGTGTCAAGAAAAGGATTTACCACAACATATAAGACAAAAATTACTGCTTGTATGAAAATGAAATCTTGGATTGAAAGTGACAAGATGACACCTCTAAGCAAGAATTTCATAAGAGAATTAAAGACATTCATAGCAAAAGGAAAAAGTTATGAAGCAAAAACGGGCGAAACAGATGACTTAGTTTCAGCAACATTATTGTGTGTAAGACAGATTCAGGTTATATCTAGGTTCGAGGAAGGATACGAAGAACTGCTTGGATCGGTGTTGGACAGTGATGACGATTATTCAGACCCACTTCCTGTGATATTTTGATAAATACTACCATAACGAACGAGAACATAAATTATGGCTATAAATTTAGATAATATTGCAACAAAAGTAATGAAATTGATGCAAGGCAGTGGACTTCAAATGAAGATGTTTGATGCTACTAGTGGTAAAAGCGTAGCAGTACCAGCCGAAGCAAGATTTTTTTACGTCAAAGAACCAAATATGATGGTTCATATTGACGATAATACTAATGAATTAAAATTTCATATCGGAGAAGATATCGATATCGATAATAAAAGTGTCAACAATATGATGACACAATTAAAAACTATGGCACGTACTAATATGTTAGATTTTGATATTCGTTCATTCGGAAAACATATAGAACCTAAAAATTATGCATATAAGGTTGAACAAAATAAGGAGCAAACCATGACTGACCACGTCAATGAAGGCATGGGCCCATTGTCTGGGTCATCACGCACAAGCCGTCAAACATTAGAAAATGTGCGATTAATATTAAAACACCGTGCGCCAGTAAACGAGGAATCTCGTGGCTCACGTTCACGTAACATCACATCAATTTTTGTTGAATCAGGAGAAGGTGAACGTTTCAAGTACCCATTTATACATTTAAATGGTGCAAGAGCAATGGCGAGACACGTAGCATCAGGTGGAGTTCCACATGATATAGTAGGAGAGGCTATTGTAGAGTTGTCTGACAACTTATCAAGATTGAAAGAGTTTATGACTGTAATCAACAAACAGAAATTAGTAAATGAAACAAATCGTTCTGATGTATGGAATGTTAAATGCAGTATGAATTCAATTAAAGAAAGCGTGAAGAGAATTCAAGGCGCCAGAGGATATGCTAATTTTGTAGAAGGTATTGCTCTTGAAGAAAGCAAACCACAAGAAGAAATTTCAGAAGAAATTGTAGATGCATTTGTACAAAAGTTTACAAAATCGACATTTGAAGAATCATTAAGAGATATTTTTCCATTATTACAGAAAGTAAATGAAGAAGAATTGGAAAATCGTAGACTCAATCAAGTAGATAGAGTTAAAGAAATAATTTCGGCAAGAACAAAAAAGACTGATGAAATAATCAATGTGATATCTTTTGGTGGACCAAAAGATGGATACGACTACGAGCAGATTAAGAAGCAATATGCTGAACCTCGTACACCGGAAGAAGCGGCTCAAAAGAAAATTGATATGATAGCAATGACATTTGATGATTTAGCGGACAGAGTTGATGTAGATACATTAGATGACAAAAAAACGAAAAAGAAAGGGCACGACAGAGCGGCAGAATTGTCATTCTTCTTGACTGATATTGCTAATGATATTCGCAAGACTCCAGCAGGCGTTGATAAAGAAAGAATAAAAGTCGCTGGTCATTTATTGAAAATGTCTAAAGTAAAGATAGAAAAACAGACAAAAACAGCAGATGAAAATTGGGATGTGATGGTTGAACAAGCATTTTCAAAGTTTGACTCAGATAGAGTTCTGATTCAGGAAGAAAATACAAAAAATATGTCATTTTCTAGTTGACAAACACACATCAATTGTGTTATAATAAAAGGGAGTTAAGTGCTTCCTTTTTTATTGTTTAAATTATTTTCACAACAATCTTGAAGTTAAAAAAACATTCAAAAAGTAGCATTTAACTCTTGACTTTTGCAAAAAAGATAAGTATAATGGTATCATGCTTAAAAAATATATGATACGTTTAGGCTAATATAACTAATATACAACAAAACTAATAAAGGCTAATATAGGAGAATATAATGGCTACACTAGCAGAAATCCGTGCGAAATTACTCGCACAAGACAATAAGGCATCAGAAAACTCACAAGCAAATCGAGGCTCAGATGCAGTATATCCTTTCTGGAATATGGACAATGACAATACAGCAGTATTGAGATTCCTTCCAGATGGAGACCCCACTAACACATTCTTTTGGAAAGAACGTCAAGTTGTTAAACTTCCGTTTCCAGGTGTTAAAGGCGGCGATGAAGCAAAACGAGTAATCGTTCAAGTTCCTTGCGTTGAAATGTGGGGAGAACCATGCCCAATTCACGCAGAGATTCGTCCTTGGTTCAAAGATCCAGCGATGGAAGATTTAGGTCGCACATACTGGAAGAAACGTTCTTACGTTTTTCAAGGATTAATTGTTACCGATCCAATCGGTGGTGAAAAACCAGAAAATCCAGTACGTAGATTTATCATTGGACCACAAATCTTCAAGTTATTGAAGGCGGCTCTAATGGACCCAGATATGGATAATCTACCAACAGATTATGAACAAGGTACTGACTTCCGTCTTACTAAGACAACAAAAGGTCAATATGCTGATTATTCAACTTCAAGTTGGTCACGCAAAGAACGTTCATTAAATGAAGAAGAACGTGCGGTAATTGAAACGCATGGTCTTTTTAATTTAAATGAGTTCATGCCAAAACGTCCAACAGAAGATGATATGAAAGTAATCACAGAAATGTTTGAAGCATCTGTTGATGGTGAATTATATGATCCTGCACGTTGGGGACAATATTATAAACCTTACGGTTTAGATGTTCCTGCAGGAACTTCAACAACTAAAACTGCAACTCCAACTACTCCTAAAGTAGAAGAAGTTAAAGTAGAGGCAACAAAGGAAGAGACAGTAGCACCAGCAACTGCAACTCCTACACCGTCATCTGCGACAGTAACAGTAACCTCTGATGCACCGAAGGCCGATGCGGCAGATATCTTAGCAATGATTCGTAGTAGAAAAACTGACTAAGAACCAATATGAGTGTGGGGAGCAATTCCCACACTTTTATAACACATTAGGAGAAATACATGGCAAGAGCCTTTGATGCGAGTAAATTTCGCAAAAGTATAACGAAATCTGTTCCTGGTATGAGTGTTGGTTTTAGAGACCCAGATACTTGGATATCAACAGGAAATTATACATTAAACAAACTTATCAGTGGAGACTTTAATAAAGGTGTACCACTAGGCAAAGTAACAGTATTTGCTGGCGAGAGTGGAGCAGGAAAATCATTTGTTGCCGCAGGTAACATTGTAAAAAACGCACAAGACCAAGACATATTTGTAGTACTAATCGATAGTGAAAATGCACTTGATGAAAAGTGGTTACATGCACTAGAGGTAGATACTACACCAGAAAAATTATTAAAATTGAGTGTATCAATGATTGATGATGTTGCTAAAATCATCTCAGACTTTATGAAAGGGTACAGAGAAGACTATGGAGACACACCAGACGCAGAACGTCCAAAAGTTTTGTTTGTGATTGATAGTCTAGGAATGATGATGACCCCAACCGATGTTGACCAGTTTAATAGAGGTGATATGAAAGGTGATATGGGTCGTAAGCCAAAAGCATTAGCATCATTAGTACGCAATAGTGTCAATTTGTTTGGACAATATAATGTAGGATTAGTTGCTACGAATCACACATATGCATCGCAAGATATGTTTGACCCAGATGATAAAATCTCAGGTGGTCAAGGATTTATCTATGCATCTAGTATTGTAGTAGCAATGAAGAAACTTAAGTTAAAAGTAGATGCTGACGGAAATAAAACTAGTCAAGTACATGGTATCAGAGCGGCATGTAAAGTAATGAAAACTCGTTACTCAAAACCATTTGAAAGTGTACAAGTTGAGATTCCTTATGAAACAGGAATGAACCCATATAGTGGATTAGTTGAATTTTTTGAGGCAAAAGGGTTACTAGTAAAACAAGGTAACCGATTGAAATATATAACAAAATCAAGCGAAGAGATGATAGAATTTCGTAAGAATTGGACATCAGAAAAACTTGATATTGTTATGAGTGAGTGGAATGATGAAAATCTAGACGATGAAAAACACGAGTTAGAGCAACATGAGTCTGAGGGATAAAATATATAGAAATATATAGCAATATATATAAATACATTGCTTACACATATTAAGATATACTAAGAGGAGACTTTTTTTGGAATCAGAATCACTTTACGAATTATGGGAAACTTTAAAAAGTTATATTCCCGCTAAAGATAGAATAGAAGCAGGTGAAATGTTTATTAAACAATGTGACGACTTAGGAATGAGTACCGAAGAAATTGGAGAATTGATTGACGGTGATGAAGTCTTAGAAGTCGCATTGAATAGATTTTTTGATGAAGAAGATGATTATGATGATTGGGACTAATGAATTGGTATAGCAACATAGTAAAAGACTGGAGTGAAATACCCAACTTTATTCAATTTTTTGAAAAAGAACTCACGGACGCAAGAAAAGAAGTAAAGATACATGGAAATATTGAGATGAATTCTACTCGACTTCCTGCATATGTTGAATTACGTTTCGGTCAATTACAAGAGATAGAAGCAATATTAGAACATTTAAATATTCAATTACGCAGAAAGAGAAGTCAATATTTAAGAAAATATTTAGAGAATTATAACAAAGTTTTAAGTAGCAGAGATGCTGAGAAGTACGCAGACGGCGAAGATGAAATTGTTGCAATTGGGGAATTGATAAATCAAGTAGCACTTATAAGAAATCAGTACCTAGGAATAACAAAAGGATTCGAAATTAAACACTTCCAACTGACAAACATTATCAAGTTACGTGTGGCAGGAATGGAAGACTCAGAGATTAACACATTTTAGGGTAGAGAAAAAAATGGCTAGTATTCAAATAGTTAAACGAAATGGAGAAAAAGAAGACTTAGATTTAGAAAAAATGCACAAAGTTGTTTTTCAGGCATGTAACAGTATTAATAATGTGTCTGCTAGTGAAATTGAATTAAAATCACATATTCAATTTTACAATGGAATGACAACTAGTGAAATTCAAGAAACATTAATCAAAGCGGCAGCCGAATTAATAACAGAAGAGTTACCAAACTATCAATGGGTTGCTGGAAACCTAATCAATTATCACATTAGAAAAGAAGTATATGGCGCTTTCAAACCATGTCATCTTTTAGAGTTAGTTAATAAGAATGTTGAATCTGGATTTTATGATGAATCATTACTAACTGACTATACAGTAAATGAATGGGAAAAGATTAATGGTTTTATCAAACATGATAGAGATTTTGACATCACTTATGTTGGAATGGAACAGTTCCGTGGAAAATATTTAGTTCAGAATAGAGTTACAAAACAACTTTATGAAACACCACAAATGTCGTATGTGTTAATTGCGGCAACATTATTCAGTGAATATCCAAAAGAAGAAAGATTAAAATGGGTCAAAGATTACTATGACGCAATTAGTACTTTTGATATCTCATTACCGACTCCTGTTATGGCAGGTGTTCGTACTCCACAAAGACAATTTAGTAGTTGTGTATTGATTGAAACAGATGATTCGTTAGACTCAATTAATGCTACGACTAGTGCTATCGTTAAGTATGTTTCTCAAAAAGCGGGAATTGGCATCGGTGCAGGAAGCATTCGTGCTATTAATTCACCAATCAGAAATGGCGATGCTAGTCATACAGGTGTAGTTCCTTTTTATAAAATGTTTCAAGCAGGAGTAAAATCATGTTCACAAGGTGGTGTTCGTGGCGGTGCGGCTACATTATATTATCCAATTTGGCACTATGAA